TGGACATCGGTTTTGCCGACTTCCATTGAGACACTGCAGTGTCTACCGTTGTTCTGATAGTGTTCGCGACTTGATCAATTGATCGGCAAGTGCGTTCGCCTTGTTTCCGAAGATAGAAGTCTTTGGAGGCGAATGCGCAGGTTCTCGCTGTTGCGATTGCCTGTACTTCATCAAGAGGCATCATGGTTGCTTCCCCTGCTCGCCAGAGGAAGGACATCCCTGTCGGTTGGATGTACCATGTGTTTGGTGTGATGATAGCCTTGCCCGTAGCGGGATCAACTCTCTGATATTGCTCGAGTATCTTTCGCTGGACCCGGAGGGTTTTGCGTAGATGCTCGGGCGCTTTAGAGAGTGCAAAGTTGGATGTAAACCGACCTTGTAGGTCTGCAGCACCGAGAAGTATCGATGCTGCAGCCTTCCGCCAGAGGACGGGCGCCTCCTGTTTACCAGGTAGGCCCCACCCGCCCAGATCAATTGGCCAATGAAGGGGAACTTTAGTTTTCTCCATGCGTCTTACTACATTTCTGTGGGCAGTTTTGCCAAGCTCACAGATGATCTCAGTCTCAATCGCGTTGCACTTTTGTGCTTCTTGAGTGAGGATGGGACCAAGTTTGTAGAAGATGGGCACTTCATCAGCAGTTGCTCCGACCGGCTTTGCTGCCAATATGGCAGACAGAGTTGGTCGGTGGACTACCGAGACGTGCGGTTTTGGACCTTCCAAGGCGAAGGTTTGGTCCTTTTCCGCAAGGTTGTCGGCTGGCATGCTTTTCAGGCTTAACCACCTGTTATAGGCATTTGCCGGCGGCTTCCTCACTAGGAACAATTTCTCAACAAACACCAGGCCGTTTAGCAGGCTCGTGCACCCCTCGGGGGTACGCGCGCTTGAGAACGTCTTGTGTTCGTTGAGTTTGAGTCCTAGGCCGTCAATGGTTTCAAAGTAGACATTTTCGTGTCTTCTTGTCCACGCTGCTGCGAAGTCGTCTCCGCATGAGACATACGGTTCCCTGTAACTACTCCGGTACTTAGGGTACTCCGATCGAACTCGTTTGATCGCCTGAGCACCGGCAAAGTGGTTGAGGATTGACAAGATGGGCCACGTGAGTGGTAAACCCATGAGGATCCCTCGTTTGGAAACAAACGCGAGTTCCTTATTCTCCTTTCCTCCATCCCATGACATGGGCCCTAATAGGCTCCTGCCAATGGAATGGTAGAGAGGTGGAATCGAGTCACCTAGTGCTTCCACGATTCCATCCCACACGGTTAAGGCGATATCGTGCGGAATGTAGTCGGAAGCGGCACTTAGGTCTGCGCTGGTGAGGACGAAGTCCTCCTCATGCACATATTCCTCTGCCCCCTTTCGCACTCCATAGGGAACGTTGCTTTCCCCCAGGAGTGAGTAGTTGTGGACTCGAGA